GCCGAAACCATGTTCACGTCCGCCACCTGGGGCCGGATCAGCCCGGCGAGCGCCGCGCTCGCCAGCGCGCGCGTGTTCATGGCCGCGGTGGCGCCGTCGAACAGGATCTCGACCTCGTTGATCGGCTCTTCCGTCACCTGCCCGACGAAGGCGCCGAGCACCTCTGCGAGCTTGACGAAGGGCTTGAGCCGCGGCGCCTCCTCGGCCGTGATGGAGGGCATGTTGATGGCGTTGGAGACGGCGCCGCGCATCAGATAGTCAGACATCTGCTCGGCGATCTGCAGCGCCACGTTCTCCTGCGCTTCGGTGGTGGCGGCGCCCAGATGGGGCGTGCACACCACGTTGTCCAGCCCGAAGAACGGGCTCTCCGTCGCCGGCTCGGTCTCGAACACGTCGATCGCCGCGCCCGCCACCTTGCCGCTCTTCAGCGCCGCCACGAGGTCGGACTCGACGATGAGGCCGCCGCGCGCGCAATTGATGATGCGCACGCCGTCCTTCATCTTCGCGATCGCCGCCTCGTTGACGATGTTCTTCGTCTTGTCGGTCAGCGGCGTGTGCAGCGTGATGAAGTCGGCGCGGGCGAACAGCTCGTCGAGCTCCACCTTCTCCACGCCGAGTTCGCTGGCGCGGCTCTCCGACAGGAACGGATCGTAGGCGATCACCTTCATCCTGAGGCCGACGCCGCGCGCGGCCACGATCGAGCCGATATTGCCGCAGCCGATGACGCCCAGCACCTTGCCGGTGATCTCGACGCCCATGAAGCGGTTCTTCTCCCACTTGCCGGCATGCGTCGAGGCATTCGCCGCCGGCAGCTCGCGGGCGACGGCGAACATCATCGCAATTGCGTGCTCGGCCGTCGTGATCGAATTGCCGAACGGCGTGTTCATGACGATGATGCCGCGCCGCGAGGCCGCGGGAATGTCGACATTGTCGACGCCGATGCCGGCCCGGCCGATCACCTTGAGGTTGGTCGCGGCGGCGATCAGCTTCTCGGTGACCTTGGTCGCCGAGCGGATCGCCAGCCCGTCATACTGGCCGATGACTGCGGCGAGCTTTTCCTTGTCCTTGCCGAGATCGGGCAGGTAATCGACCTCGACGCCGTGGTCCTTGAATATCTGCACGGCGGTGGGCGACAGCTTGTCGGAAACGAGTACGCGAGGCATTTTTCAATCCTGTCAGTTTGCTGACCCCTCATCCGTCGCCTTCGGCGACACCTTCTCCCTTGCGGGAGAAGGTGGCCTCGCGAGGCGAGGTCGGACGAGGGGTGTTCGGTGAAACTCGAACGTCGAAACTCAGGCCGCCGCCTTCACCGCGGCCTTTTGGCTTGCGAAAGCCCAGTCGAGCCAGGGCATCAGCTTCTCGAGATCGGAAGCCTCCACCGTGGCGCCGGCCCAGATGCGTAATCCCGGCGGCGCGTCGCGATAATGGCCGATGTCGTAGGCGACGCCCTGCTTGTCGAGCGCCTGGACGATTGCCTTGGCGAACTCGGCCTGGGCGTCGGTCGACAGCGCGGCGACGGCCGGGTCGACGATCGAAAGGCAGACCGACGTGTTTGACCGCGTTTCCGGCGCGACCGCCAGATGCGCCAGCCACAGGCTCTTTTCGACGAAGCGGTCGATGGCGGCGAAGTTCGCATCGGCGCGGGCGACCAGCGCGTCGAGCCCGCCGATCCGCTTCGCCCAGCCGAGCGCGTCGAGATAGTCCTCGACCGCCAGCATGGACGGTGTGTTGATCGTCTCGCCCTTGAAGATGCCCTCGATCAGCTTGCCGCCCTTGGTCAGGCGGAAGATCTTCGGCAGCGGCCAGGCCGGCTTCCAGCTCTCCAGCCGCGCCACGGCGCGCGGCGAAAGGATCAGCATGCCGTGCGCGGCCTCGCCGCCGAGCACCTTCTGCCAGGAGAAGGTGACGACGTCGAGCTTGGCGAAGTCGAGCCGCTGCGCGAACGCCGCGCTGGTGGCATCGCAGATCGTCAGGCCCTTCCGGTCGGCCGGAATGAAATCGGCGTTCGGCACGCGAACGCCGGACGTCGTGCCGTTCCAGGTGAAGATCACGTCGCGGTCGAAATCGAGCTTCGACAGGTCCGGCAGTTCGCCATAAGGCGCCTCGAAGGTACGCACGTCGGCAAGCCTGAGCTGCTTGACCACGTCGGTCACCCAGCCCGAGCCGAACGATTCCCAGGCGGCGATGTCGACGCCGCGTTCGCCCAGCAGCGACCACAGCGCCATCTCGACCGCGCCGGTGTCGGACGCCGGCACGATGCCGATGCGCCAGTCGGCCGGCACCTGCAGCACTTCGCGGGTCAGGTCGATCGCCTGCGCGAGCTTGGTTTTGCCGATCTTGGCGCGATGCGAGCGCCCGAGCGCGGCATCCTTCAGCACGTCCAGGCTCCAGTCGGGACGTTTCGCACAGGGACCGGAAGAGAAATTGGGATTGGCCGGACGCATGTCCGGCGTGGCAGGAGTCGTCATCGTGGTTCCATCCTCTCAGATGGCTCGCCCCTCGTTGGGGAGGGGTGGCCCGCTGCGGGCACTACCCGAACGCCCCGAAAACCGCAAGAGATAAAAGAAGTTGCGATGCAGGTCCGTGCAGGACCGTGCAGAACGAAGCTGGAACGTGTCAGCGGAAGTGGCACAAAACTGACACACGCGGTTCGCCGTCTGTTCGCGCGGAAGCAAGTGCAGAAAAGCAAACCGCCGCTCAGGCTGGACCCCTGAACGGCGGCAATGGATTTGAAAAGCACACCGGCGCTTTCAACGAAAATCGCTACCACAACAGGGCGGCGGCTGCAACGCGCGCGGGCCTCTGGCTTGCGGAAAACCGCGACAATTGCCCACGTCCGATCGTGCCGGTGCTCAAAGCCCGTTTCGGCCTCACGGCGGCGGAAGCCGTCCAGGCAATCCGCCTGGCGAATGGGGGCGGGCGATGAACGCGCTCCGCACCCAAGCACCCGGCGGCGGGCTGTTCGATCAATGTCTCGTTGGCATCTTCAATGCGCCTGAGCGCCGGCTGGATCAAATGGTCGCGCTGGTCTATCGCGGTCAAGTCGAAGGCCACCTCGACGAAAGCCAAGTCGAGCACCTGACGGAGGCCGCACAGTGCCGCCGTGGCGTGTTTGCTGCACGGCGGCGGACGCATTACCAGGCGCGAGCACGTTTCACCGATGCCCCGCCCTCTGAGCGGCGGCGGAAGCTCAGGAGCTGGTCGGCAAGCGGCGCGCTGCCGCCTCACCTTCGCAGCGAGTTCACACCCGGAGAGAACGCGGTTGCGGCCGTGATCCGGGCTGAGGTTCGACGGCACGGCTATTGCTCGCTTCCCTATTCGGCCATCGCCAAGGCCGCTGGCCTGCTGAGCACCACAGTGGTGAAGCGGTTTGTGCGGTTGGCACGCGACCGAGGGCTGATCGTCGTCAAAGAGCGCCGGAAGCCTGGCGAACGCAACAAGCCGAACATCATCACCATAGTCTCGCGCGACTGGCAGCGCTGGAATGAGCTTGCCGAGCGGCAAGGGGGTGGGGGCACGAGCGTGTCCCCTATCCAGACCAGAGATATTCAACGTACTGCGAACAAGGCACCGATAGTGCCCGCGGAGAAGCCGCAAGGGGCTTATGAAAGGGTGCGAGGGCGATGGCGTGCCAAACCGGGACCGGGAGGGCGCTGCGATGCTGCTTGAACCCGGAAAGCAACTGCCTGACGGGCGGCAACTGTCGATCCTGCTGGACGAATATGCACGGCAGATTGAGCGGCTGTCGCCGTCGCCGCGCAACCCTGAGCGCTTCCACGAGGACAAGAGCGAGATTGTCGCCGGCCTGCTGAGGCTGGCAAGCGAGGTGAGCCGTGGCAAGCTGGCCCTATAGCACGCGGACCTGGCAGCGGCTGAGGCTGGCGAAGCTGTCGTGCAATCCGATCTGCTACGCCTGCGATCTGCGAGGGCGGATCGTGCCGGCCGTCGCGGTCGACCATGTGACGCCGATCAAGCAGGGTGGCGAACCGTTCCCGCCGCTCGAAGGACTGATGAGCCTTTGCGAGCGTTGCCACAATGAGAAGACGAGCGCAGTCGATCGGCCCTCGATGGCATCAAGCGGCCGGCGCTTCAAAGGCTTCGACCTGAACGGCAATCCGATCGATCCTTCCGATGATTGGCATGTGGGGGGCGGTCAAATCACGGGAAAGGGTCGCGCTGGGGACCGACCGCCCAGCTCGGAAAATACTTAGTTTCAGAGACTTAGCAGGGAAGTGAAGGGCGAAGCGGATGGCACTCAGAGGCGTAGGAGCGAAGCCGCTTTCGGAGCGCGGCAAGGTCGAAAGCCGCGAAATTTTGCCCTGGGATGAACCGGGCCTGAGCCGCGCCGAGCGGGTGATTGCGTTTTGCGAAGACCTGCCGATCACGGCCGGCAAGCTGGCCGGCTCGACCATGCGGCTCCGCGACTGGCAGCGCGATTTCATCCATGCCGTCTATTCCGTCGACGCGGCCGGCCGGCGGCCGGTGCGAACGGCCGTGCTGAGCATGGGCCGGAAGAACGGAAAGACGCAGCTCGCGGCGGCGCTGGCACTTTGTCACCTCCTGGGGCCGGAAGCCGAGCCGCGCGGCGAAGTCTATTCGTGCGCCCTGACCCGCGACCAGGCGGCGAAGCTGTTCGCGGAAATGGTCGCGGTGCTCGACGCGCATGACGAGCTGGCGGACCGATGCAACGTGATCCGCTTCACCAAGCAGATCGAGGTGTTGAGCGGCGACGGAGCCGGCTCGATCTACTCGGCGCTGTCGGCGGACGCCGGCAGCAAGCTTGGTCTGTCGCCGTCCTTCGTCGTCTATGACGAGCTGGGCAGCGCGCCGAACCGGGCGCTGTTCGACGCGATGGACACGGCTTCCGGCGCTCGCGACAATCCGCTGATGATGGTGATTTCCACGCAAGCGGCGGCGGATCACGCCGTCATGTCGGAGCTGGTCGACTATGGCTTGCGGGTCCAGTCAGGCGACGTTGCCGACCCGTCCTTTCACCTGACCCTACATGCCGCGCCGGAAGATGCCGACCCGTGGGAGCCGTCGACCTGGCGGCTGGCGAACCCGGCCATTGGCGATTTCCGCTCGCTCGAAGACGTCGAGCGACAAGCAGCTCAGGCGCGGCTCGTGCCGTCGAAGGAAGCCGCGTTCCGCAACCTGATCCTCAATCAGCGCGTCTCTGCCGTCTCGCGGTTCATCCACAAGGCCGAATGGGACGCCAACGGCGATACCGTCGACCTGGCGACGCTCGACGGCCGCGAGTGCTATGCCGGCCTCGACCTGGGCGCGACGCGCGACCTGACAGCCTTCGTCATGGTGTTTCCCGACGAAGCCGGCCGCTTCGACGTGGTGGCGCGGTTCTTCATGCCGGAAGCGAACATCGAGGACCGATCGAATGAGGACCGCGTGCCCTACGATCTATGGGCGAAGCAGGGGCTTATCACGCTCATTCCGGGCGCGACGATCGATCCCGGCTTCGTCGCGGACGTGCTGGCGAACGCGGCCGTGCGCTACGACATGCAGGCGCTCGCCTATGACCGCTGGCGGATCGAAGACCTGAAACGCGAACTGGGCCTGATCGGAGCCGCGCTGCCGCTGCAGCCGTTCGGGCAAGGCTTCAAGGATTTCTCGCCGGCCGTCGACATGCTGGAAAGATGCGTTGCCGAAAAGCTGCTGCGGCACGGCAGCAATCCGGTGCTGAACATGTGCGCAGCGAACGCCGTGGTGACGCGCGATCCCGCCGGCGGGCGCAAGCTCGACAAATCGAAGGCGGCGGGCCGGATCGACGGGCTTGTGGCGCTGGCGATGGCACTCAGCATTTCAAAGCGGCACGAGCCGGAAGCCATGCCGGCATGCCTGGCGGAGCTTATGGCTTAGCAGCGGCGCGCTGTTTCAGTGCTCTTCCCGTGAAACATTGCTTTTCAGCGCGGCCTCGACCAGGCGGCGGATTGCTTCCGGCCGCGATGGCTTGTCTTCCTGAGTGGTGCGCCATGCGTCGAGCGTCGCCAACCGTTCGGGCGGCATCCGAACATTGATCGACACAGCTCCGACGACTGGTCGACCTCGCTTCCGTTTTCTGGTGCCAGTTATTGACATGGTGATTTATTGGTGCCAGCAAATAGACGGCCGCGCAAGATGCGCGAACACCCTGCACGGCCTAACCACAACCGATCGCGAAAGGATCGATCAATGGCTGACCTCAGCAATAGCACTGCCTCGCACGTTGACAATCGGCGTGAGCGTCTTCGGTTAATGACAGACGTGACCGAGCTCGCTCGCATGTCCAGTATCGCATGCAATGAAATAGAGCGCGCGCTAGAGCCTTCTCGCGCAACGACGAAGGGCGGGATGCTCACCTTCATACTGGACAGTGATTGGGTCAATGAACTCGTCTTCGCAGTCTCGGACGTGATGAGGCGCGCAAAATCCGTCGACGAGCGCTTTGATGCTCTGTTCGGTGACGACGGCGAAGTTGCGGCCGTCACGAAACCGGCTCCCGAAGGATACATTGACGGAAGCTATTCCGAGCGGGGCGACCTGCTGAATGAGTTGGAAAGCTCGCATGCGGTGCTGTCCGGTCTTGTGGATGCCGTGAGCAACCTCAGTGCTTGCACGGACAATCCCGCCGCCAGACTTCGCGGCATTTCCGCGATCGTGGGCGGCATGCAGGAGCATACCGAGGCGGCAAAGGACGCCGTGCGCGACCTCTATGCGCTGCACTTTTCCGAGAAATCCACAGGCTGAGCGACGGGGCTTGACGCGCGAACAATAACTGTTCGATAAAAGGAGCATGCCACGTCGCCCGAGAGACCCTGCGGATGTCTTCAGCCATAGCGACCTTGCCGTTGCCAGCAATTCCACGAAGCGAGCCGTGCAGCTCATGGCCGACAACGCGCTACTTCCTGGCGACGGCGGCATTCGCGACCTCAAGCGGATTTGTGTCATCGGCGCGTTCGTTTCGGCGGGAGCGCCGATCCTCGTCGCCGGGCGCGTGGTGGAAAAGCTCTTGTGGGGTCTCAATCAGCCGGACGGCGAAATGCCGAGCGGCCTCGTCGACCTCGACTATAAGTTGGGCAGCGCGGCGTTCCCGGCCGATCGCGAACTGTCAGACTACTGGCGGCACCGCGCGGCGCTCAGCCGGCCCGATGTTTATCGACCAGGCGATGCTTGGGACCGAGATTTCCGCATCGAGATTGTCGACCGCGAACACGTCTTCACCTTCGGCGGCACCTTCAAATCATCCGACCGAACCTATGAAGGACGGGTAGAGGGATGGCACCGGGGCGGCGAAGTGTTCTTCTACTCGATTGCAGAGACGAGTGCTGCGCCGTCCTTCACGACCGATGCCGACTGGCTGGAACACAACAAGGCGCAGGAGCGGCTACAGGAAGCGAGCAAATCGCTCCTGGCAAACGCCGTTGGCCTGCTGACTATCAATGCCTCGCTGGCGATCCGCAACGGACTGGACCGCCTAGCCGATCATCGCGCCGGGAGATTGGCGCGATGATCTCGAATGTTTCCACCTCGCGCTTGTCCTTGCGGCCGCGCCGGCCGGCCAACAGCGAAAAGCTGCCCTCCGTTGCGCGAGGTGTCCCGGCGTTCCGGGTTTTCATCATGAACGGTCAAGGGCGGCAAGCCGGCAGCTTTCCCCAAAATCATGGGGAACAGACTAGGAACATATTCCTACAATGGGCGCGATCGTCTATAGTCCGCGCCGGTTTTTCCCGCCGTGAGGCGGCAAGTCCCCGCGCCGTAACCAACCGGCCCGATGGAACCTCAACCCGTCGCGATGACGGCTATTCCCACAGAAGGAACCTTCCAACATGCGTGATCTGATTTCGAACATTGGGGTGGCCGTCGCCATTCCTGCCGCGTCCTACGACGCCGACAACACGCCGGCCGCGATCGACCTTCGCGGCTTCGATAGTGCCGTTTTCGCGATCCATGTCGGCGTCGGCGGCATCACCTTCAACGGCACGAACAAGGTCGAATTCAAGCTGACCCATGCCGACGAAGAAGACGGCGATTATACCGCCGTGACGGCCGCTGACGTGCAGGGCGTGGAGAGCGTCGGAACCGGCGGCATCGTGAAGACGCTCAATGCGGCGCATGCCGCCGCGAGCGTGACGAAGGTCGGCTACATCGGCGGCAAGCCCTTCGCGAAGCTGCTTGCCGATTTTTCCGGCACGCATGGCTCGGCCACGCCGATCGGCGCGACCGTGATCCTGGCCAATCCGCGCAACGCTCCGGTGGCCTGACACTGCAACCAGATTGAACGCCGTGAGGCAGTCCAGTCCCTTAGAAGGAACTTTTTCAATGCCAAAGCTCAACGACCTGAAAGAGACCCGCGCCGCGAAGATCGCGGAAATGCGGACGATCAACGACAAGGCTATGAACGAAAACCGCGACCTCGACGAAGGCGAGCGCGGCAAGTTCGAGACGCTCGAGAAGGAAACCCGCTCGCTCGAGGAGCAGATCGCCCGCGCCGAAAAGCTCGCGGCTTATGAACGCCTCGAGGCGGCTGGCGAGCGCGTCGGCGGCGAAGGCGAAATGCGCCACGAGCTGCGCAACTATTCGCTGTCGGCGGCAATCAGCGGCGCGCTCTCGGGCCGGCTAACCGGCCGCGAGGCGGAAGTGCACCAGGAGCTTTCGCGGGGCCGCGAGCAGCGCGCCGGAAACGGCGTCCACCTTGCCGTTCCGACTGAAATCCTGCTTGGCGAAATCCGATCGCAGACGGTCGGCAGCGACCCAGCCGGCGGCTACACCGTCGCGACCAATGTCGCGGCCGTGGCCGATCGGTTCCGGCCGGCGCTCAAGGTGCAGTCGATGGGCGCGACCGTCATGGCGAACCTGACGGGCTTCCTCGACCTTCCGAACCTGGCTTCGTCGGGAACCGCGACCTGGGTGGAAGAGAACGGCAACGCGACCCGCAGCGCCGTTGGCTTCGACAAGGTGAGCATGGGGCCGAAGACGATTACGGGCGAATATCGCCTGTCGCGCCGTCTCATGCTCCAGTCGGGCGTTGCGATCGAAGACCTGTTGCGCCGCGACCTAGGCTTTATTCTCGCTCAGGGCCTCGACCTGGCCGCGATCAACGGCAGCGGGCAGAACGCCGAACCGCGCGGCATCCTGAACACGCCTGGCGTCGAGAAAGAGACGACGGAAACCGACTTTTCCGACACCACGGCGAACCTGATTTCCGCGCTGGAAATCGATGACGTGACCGGCACGGCGGCGTTCCTGACGAACCCGACCGTGATGAAGGCGGTTCGCAAGATCAAGGCGACGGACAGCGATCGCGTCATTCCGGCGGCTGAGCTGTTCCACGGGCAGCGCTACGAGGTCTCGACACAGGTTCCGACCGACATCGGTTCCGGCGGTGACAAGTCGGCGCTGATCTACGGGCAGTGGGGTGAGCTGGTCATAGGCTACTGGTCGGCCGTCGACATACTCCTGAACCCGTATCATCCGGACGTTGCATCGAACGGCGGCGCGCTGCTGCACGCCTTCCTCGATGCCGACGTGGCCGTGCGTCACGTCGAAGCTTTCCGCTACGCGGAGATTTGATCGATGGTCGACCTTGCCGCCGCGAAAGCCCATTGCCGCGTCGAGCACGACGACGACGACACGGCGATTGCCGCCATGATCGCGGCGGCAAACGACCACCTGGCGAGCATCGGCGTCGACATGGAAGCCGATCCGGTGCCGCCGGCCGTCGAGCATGCCGTGCTGATGCTGGTCGGGCACTTCTACGAGAACCGCGAAGCCGTGTCGGACGTGAAGACGGCGGCGGTGGAAATTGGCGTCGATCGCCTCATTCAGCCTTACCGGGAGATGCACCTATGACGACGGAACGTCGCGCGCTCGCGGCCGAAATTCGCGCCAAGGGGCGCAAGCTCGAAGGCTATGCCGCCACGTTCGGCACGCCGGCCGAAATCGGCGGGCGCTTTGTCGAGACGATTGCGGCGGGAGCCTTCGCGGCAACGCTCAGAAGCCGGGGCGACGTGCTCGCCCTTGTCGATCACGATCCCGGCCGCGTGCTCGCTCGCACCCGATCGGGAACGCTCAGGCTGGCGGAAGATACGCGCGGCCTGGCCTTCGACCTCGACGTGCCGGACACGAGCGCCGGCCGCGACGTGCTCGCCCTGGCCGAACGCGGCGACCTGGGCGGCATGTCTTTCGGCTTTACGACCGTTGACGAGCATCGCGACGGCGATCGCCGCGAGCTGCGCGCCGTGGAGCTGCACGAAATCTCCGTCGTGCTGGCCTGGCCGGCCTATGACGGGACCGTCATTCACGCGCGCTCGCTCGAAATCGCCGCGCCGTTTCGGCGCTATGCCGAGCGGGCGCTGAGGCTTTTGGAGCTTTCCCGATGAACTGGCTTGACCGCATCCTTGGCCGCGAGCAGCGTGCCGAAACCCGCATCCAGTCGGATGATCCGTTCATTGCCGAATGGTTCGGCCTCAATGGCGGCATCCGCTCCCATGTAGATCCTCAGCGCGCAAGCGGCCTGGCGACGGCCGGCGCCTGCATCTCGATCATTTCTCAGGCGCTCGCGGCCGTACCGCTCAACGTCTATCGCCGCGCCGGCAATGGCGGACGGGAGCGCGCGACCGATCATCCGCTCTACGCCGTGCTGCACGATGCTCCGAACGGCGTCATGACCGCGTTCGAAGCGCGCGAAATGCTGATCGCGAGCCTGCTGATTTCCGGCAACGCCTATGCGGCGCTCGAATGGAACGCGCGCGGGCAAGTGACCGCGTTGCACCCGCTCGACCCCGGCCGCGTGGCTGTCGAGCGGCTGGAAAGCGGCCGCCTGCGCTATCGCGTGACCGATCGCAACGGCCGTCTGCGCATCTACCTGCAGGATGAAATCTTGCACCTGCGCTATCGCCTGGCGCGCGACGGCGTAATGGGCCTTTCTCCTATCCAGCTTGCTCGTGAGACTTTCGCCCTGGCGCTCACGCAACAGGACACGGCTGCGGACCTGGCGGCGAAAGGCAACCGGCCTTCCGGCGCGCTCGTGTTCCCGAACATGCTCGGACAGGCTGGCAAGGAAGGCGCGCTAAACAAGCTCGCGGCGAAGATCGAAGCCGACACGCTCACGTCGAACGTGCTCGTGCTCGATGGTGGCGCTGATTGGAAGTCGTTTTCGATGACGGCGAAGGACGCCGAATTTCTCGAAAGCCGGAAGCTGACAAATCTCGACATTTGCCGGATTTGGGGCGTGCCGCCGACCGTCGTCGGCATCCTCGACCACGGCACCTATTCGAACGTCGAGATGGAAAGCCGCGCTCTTGTCGTGCGTTGCCTGGCACCGATGGCGCGGCGCGTCGAGCAGGCGATGAACGTCGCGCTGCTGCCGGCCGGAAGTCGCCGCACGCTCTTTGTCGAGCACGACCTGGCGGGGCTGCTGCGCGGCGACATGAAGGCTCGTTATGAGAGCTACCGCATCGGCCGCGAATGGGGCTGGCTGAGCCCGAACGAAATCCGCGGCTGGGAGAACATGCCGGAAATCGACGGCGGCGACGAATATCTGTCGCCGCTCAACATGACGCCGCTCGACGAGCGCGCCGCTGGCACGGAGCAGGCGGAATGACGGCGGCGGGCGACCTTGACCGGCGGATAACGATCGAACGATCTGAGATCGTCGGCGACGACGGTTTCGGCAATCCGGTCTATGACTGGGCACCGCTGGCGACGGTTTCGGCCTCGCGTTTCGACGTGTCCGACACCGAACGTGTCGCCTATGGCACGATTGTTTCGCAGCTCGTGAGCCGCTTTGTGATCCGGGCCGGCGGCGTGGCCGGCACCGTCCGTGCCGTCGATCGGCTGTCCTATGACGGCGGCACCTGGGAAATCATGGGCGTGAAAGAGACGAAGCAGGGCCGCAACCGCTTCCTCGAAATCACGGCCGCGCGGGAGGGCTGAGAATGTCCGCCAAGCTGCTGCCCTCCTACACCACGCCGGAAGAATTGGCCGCGCACCTTGGCGTTCCTGAGCGCACCTTGCGGCAGATCGCGCGCGCACTTGGCGCTTGCTCGCAAATTGGCAAGCGAATGATCCTGACCGAGGATGACGTGAACACGATCATGGAGGCGACACGATGCCCCTCGAAATCTACCGGCGCGGCGCAATCTGGCACTATCGAGGCACCGTTAACGGGCGGCGACTTCGCGGCTCTACAAAAACGGCTGACCGAAAAATCGCGGAAAGGTTCAAGGCGGAAGTCGAGCGGCGCGCGTGGCAACGTCATTTCGATGGGCCGTCGGCCGGATTGACGATGGCGCAAGTCTTCAATGCCTATCTCGACGCCGACAAGCCCGATCGGTTCCTTTTGAAGCTCGCGGAGCACTGGCGCGATACGCCGGTTGAAGACGTGCACGCAGAGACGGTTCGGCGCGCGGCGAAGATCATCTACCCCGACGCGAGCGAGCCGACGTGGAACCGGCAAGTGATAAAGCCGACGCAAGCCGCTATCAACTATGCCGCCGGCCTGGGATGGTGCCCGCGCATTTCGGTTAAGCGGTTCACCGAGAACCCGGAAGTTAAGACGCCGGCCACGGTCGAATGGGTCCGCGCCTTCCATGCTCAGGCGCTCGCTGACGAGCTGCCGCACCTGGGCGCGTTGTGCGTGTTCATGTTCGGAACGGCGGCGCGCATTGGCGAAGCCTGCCGGATGACCTGGGCAGACGTGGATTTATCGGCCGCGCGCGCGACCCTCTATCTGTTCAAACCGACGCCGTGGAGCCGTGTCGCTCACCTGCCGGCCGAAGTCGTCGCGGCGATCGGCAACATACCGTCGAACCGAAAACCCGACGAGCGCGTGTTCGGATATGCGGAGCGAGGCAGCGTGCGCTGCGCATGGAACAACGTCACGAAGCGCGCCGGCATCGAACGGCTGACGCCGCATTGCTGCCGCCACGGCTTCGCGACCTCGATGCTTCAGAAAGGCTTCGACGTGAAGACGGTTGCCGAACGTGGCGGCTGGAAGGACGCGACCACGGTCCTGCGCACCTATGCCCACGCAATCAAGGACACGACCGTCACAGACGTGCTTTTTGACACACCAGTGACACAGCGCGGAACAAAGAAGCGCCCAACCATAGGAAACAAAAGGAGAAAAGCCGGATGAACACCTTCCCTCGTTGGGAGGGGTGGCCCACGGACGGCGATACAGAAACTCGGCTTTCCCCGCAAGCGGATTTCGCTTGCGCGCCGCACGGCGAAAAAAGGGCGGCCCGCCGAAGCGGGCCGCCTGCGGTCCCACGGAGCTCGGCTGGAACCGCCAGGGCGCGATCCCGAAGGATGTCCAGCCGCTTCGGGTGGAATCGTGCCCTATCCTTTTGTTTCGGCGGCATTCCTGCGGCGCGAGGCTGCTTCGCCCCGCGCCGCGGAGATGCTAGCGCGACGCCATCTGGCTGAGCGTCCGGCAGAGCTGGACCAGCCCGCGATCGTAGACCGACGGATGGCCGACCACGTCCATGCAGCGCTGCTTCATGCGCGCGATCTCGCGCCCCGAAAGGCCGCTGAGCGCCGAAGCGACGCGCGAGCCGCTCATCGCGACATTGCCGTTGAAGGCGGCTGCCGCGGCGCTGTTGGTCGCGATGCCACCGCCGGTGCCGTTCGGGCCGGGGCCGCCTGTGCCCGGATTGCCGCGTCCCAGCGAGAGCCCGAGCAGCGAGCCCGACAGCCCGACCCCGCCGGTGCCGACGGAGATGCCGGCGTCGCCCGCGTCGCCGAGCGAGGCGCTCGCCCCGACGCCGCCGAGGCCTGCGGAAACGTCCGCGCCCACCCCCCCGGCCGAGACCGAGGCGGTCGCGCCGTTACCGCCGATGCCGACGCCGGCTCCGGCCACGCCGCCGACCGAGGCCGACACGCCCGAGCCGCCGATCGAGGCGCTGACGCCATTGGCGCCGCCGACGCTGACGCCCAGCCCGTTGGACGTATCGACGCTCACCAGCCCGCCGAGCCCGCCGCCGAGGCCGCCCAGCGCGCCGCCGAGCCCACCCAGATCCTGCGCATTCGCCGAAACGGAGAATCCTGCCGCCATACCCGCGACAGCCAGTGCAATTGACAAGTTCCTCGAGATCGACGCCATAACCGTTGCCTCCTGTTGCTGAGATGATGGCGACGGTCATGTTGATCGCGCATGTCATGGCGCGCCAGCGGCAAGAAATTTCGCCGTTATCAAAGTATTTCGTGAATGCCTTCGGCTTCGTTCGTCCGATAAAGCCGCGATTAGAGCGTATTCCGACCCGGTTGAGGTCGGCCGGGATTTTCCTTGTGTTTCAACCGGTTGGAATGGCAATTCTTTACAACCGAAAGTTGTGATCTACATCATCCGGCTGCTTGCCATGATCGAACGAGATCCGGAACGGAACGCCTGTAGACCCTCAGACCTGCCGCCGGCCTCGCCCGGAATGGCCGTAGCCATGCGCGACGGCACCTCACGGTCTTGGCGATTTTGCAACCGGCGCGGGCAGGAATTGGGGAATCTTTCACCATGCCGCAGGCCGGCCGGGAACTTCCCGCTGCGGCACCGGGTTGGTTCATCGGTTCACGGCGGACGGAGACGGTCGCGATGGCCTGGCATCTCACATCGGAACGGCGCGATGCGGTGGTCCTGCAGCTTCTCGGCAAGGCGCTGCACGCGCTCGAGGAGGGCGCCGACGAAGACCGCAAGCGCGTGGCGCGCCTGTGGATCGAGCGCGCGACCGAGGTGATCCGCAACCTGTCCGACCCTGAGCCCTCGCCCATCGAGAAGGCGCAGCTCGACGCGGTCGAGGCGGTTCTGGCGAAAATCTCGGCGCGGCTCCGGGAGGGCGACCAGGAGCTGGTCCACTAGGGTCGAGACTCAATTGGATGTCCACCATGTTACTGCGGCAGCGATGCAGACGGCTGAAAGGAAGATGTCGGCTCGTTTGTCGTAGCGGGTGGCGATACGGCGGA